CATAATCAGTTGCGCTTCATTCAAAAAATCATTGATTAAAGCGTCAGGAAGTTTCTCCTGATCCATATTCCCGGTAATGCTGCGAACCTTGGATCTCATTTCTTTTAATGTCATACTTACCTCAATCTCGGTGTCTGCACACCCACAGCTTCTTCAGCAGCTTCCACCTGTGCTTCCAAGCCATAAAGAGTACGCACCTCATTCAACTTCGCTGCCACATCCCTTTCAGCCGTGGCCTTGTTCGCCATCATATTGACCTTACTCATAGCCTTCGCCATTGCACTTAATACGATTATATCATAATACTCAGTAGGTGCATCCAAAGTCCCGGCATCCGTTGTCATCTCATCTGGCTTTCTTAAAAAGTAAAGTGTTGTTGAATTAGCAGACAATGCTGTAGCTGAAGTACCTACAAATAAATATAAATTTTCACCAAACCAGTTGGCAGCGTAGGAACTGTCATAATTTGAATTTGCCAGCATTGTATGGAGCTTGGTGTCTTCCACAAACGGGATCACCGTATTGTTAGACAAAACCCACTTCACGATCTTCATAATTTTTGTAGGGGCGTAATTCCCCGTGAGAGAAACAGTGGTAATTGCGTTTGCAAGGGCGGTCACACTTACAGTCTGTGTGGTCCCGTACCAGATATTACTGATCACCGACAACCGCATCGCCACATCGAACTGGCTCATATTGATCCAGTAGTTCAGCTCCTCTTTGCCGAACTTGTTAGGAGCTACATCATCCAGGCGACTCTGTAAGTCGCTTCGTATCTGCTTTAGTGTAATATCAGATAAAGCCATTATACGCTGTGTAGGTTGGCAAAGCGCTGGCTAATCGCGCCTAGCCTGTTGTAAAAATCTGCCATTATTCCCTGTGCATCTCCATATTCTTCCACCTGTTTTTTGCCCTGTGCTGACGCATAATCAACTACTAAAGGTTCAAGAAATGCTGGAAGATCACATTCTGTGCCTGTAGTTGTTTGTGGGGATTTGATATACTGGACTTCAAAGGAATTACTTTCACTTAAAGCAGCAATAGACAGTTCAATCTTACCATCTTTTATAGCCCAATATTTTTCAGAAGTTGTAAACATACTATTATTCCCATCAGTCACCTGATCCAATACACTCGGGGGAACACGTTGTGCGGATGTAACACTTCCGCCAGATTCCTTAAATGATACTGAAATGATGCGTACCGCATCAGTAGGAATTGTCTGACCAGTATTACCGCCACCATTTGCCAGGGAAACTTCCACTAAAGGTAAAAGAGCATCATTAGGTACAAGAGAAACAACCTCATTCTGTCCATCAATAACCCATTGATTAATCATTGCATCAGTAGTAGGTGTAGTATCGCCTGATCCTAAACCCAATTTGTCCCTGACCTGATCTTCTAATGCTGATAGTAGTGCCATTATTTCCTCATATTATCGCTTTGATGGAGTGGGTTTATACCGGGATTCTACCCCACGGTTTTCCCCCACTCCCCTCAAAGGAATATCAAAGCGTTTCATTAGCTTAGTAAAACCTAGACTTAGGAAGTAAAGTCGGTATTTTGGGTATAATATGCGATCGTCGCATAGTCTTCAGAGTTAAAGGTGGCTTTCGCCTGCCCATAAATCAGACCACCCGCAACACCAAGTTGATTACCATAGTCAAAGGTTTTTTCAACCCAGACAGGTTCGCCAGTTCTAGCATACAATCCAGCCTGTGCGCCCATAAACAGATTGACAGAATAGTGCAGGTTACTGCCACTTCCGCCAGTGTCGGCCTGAGAGATGTTTTCGTGTGCGTGAATAACCACGCCATCCCACACGCCTAGTGCGCCAGAGAAAAGAGGATTGTCTGAACCGCGAGATTGTGCTTCACGCTGTGCCTGTTGCCACTCAGAAAGTTGAGTGAGATCGTAAGCCACTTCAGGGTGGACGAGAAGAACATAATGATCTTTCCCTTCTACCCGAATTGGTCGCATACGAAGCTCAGTTGAACCTTCTGGGACTTGCGCCAACCGCTTCATTGCGGAAACATCCGCAAGAGAGATTGAGTCAGCAGAAGTCAAACTAGCAGCAGTGCTGGATTCGTTTGACCTTGCAGCCACAGTGGAAGAACCGTCATCGGCCCGAAAAGTTCTGGTTGGACTAGCAGCGAGACTTGTGAAAATGTCGGAATCAACTTTTTCAGCAAGCCAGGTCTTCAACACAGACATAGCTTCTTTCCGAAAATCGAAAAGGACTTTGCTGTTGTCAAAGCTACCAGTATCGCGTACAGCATTCCGTTTCATTGCAGTCGAAACGGTTTGACTGTAGGTACTCATAGCTTCTTCGTTGCCTTCAAGCGAATCATCGCCAGAAACGCCAGACCCGGAAAGATTGGTCAAAAGACCAAATGTAACATCTTTCCCGGCAGAGCCTTCTAGATCGTGTTTCGCCTGAATCATCGAATCAGAGCCGTCACCCATAAACTTCTCGAAGTAGATTTCTTTCGCAGTTTCATAGTAGAGCTGTTTAGCCCATCTGGATACCTGTAAGCCACTTGCCCAGTTAGAATCAGCCATTATCTATACTCCTTTACTCACTAATAAGATCAACAATGTTGATCATCACAGTAAAAGCTCCAGCGGTAAGTGCTGCGGTTGCAACTGTCATATCAAACGTATCAGCGGATGTACTATATCCAGCACCGCCGTCGGTGTCTTCATAGTCCATAATCTGAAGTTTAACAAAGTCGTTAGCAGCCAGATTTGCCACAGGAATAGCACCACTGTAGTCTTTAGAACCTGTGCCGAACTTCACAGTGGCAGAACCACCAGAAGTAACAGCAGTAGTAACGACTACATAGCCTTCAGCAACAAATGAATTAGCTGGAATTGTGAATATTTCGTGAGCAGCAGCAGTAGTAACACTATCATCAACGGGCGTGACTTTTTTAGATACCCAATAGCCAAGACTCTCGCCGGAACGTCCGACAGGTTTCTCAGCTACTGTACTAGTAATATCAGTCATTGGTTTTCTACCTCTTGATTAATCCAGAGATTAGCCCATCGGCGTGTCTTGCAGGTGTTTCCAACGCTCATCCTCAGATAATCTGGACCAATCACGCTCTGACAACCGATCAACGTCTGGGGCTGTCACTGAGGGTGATCCTGCTACCGAGGAAAGAGTGGTGGGAACCTGACTGGCGCTTTGCAACTTTTCAGTCACTTCTTTTACGCCAGCTTTCTTCGCCTTTTGAGCTACATCTCCGGCTTGCATCACTTGATAAGCGTCCTCAAGAAATGTGATACCACGCTTATCAGCAAACCGGGCGACCTCCATTTTCTCGTCATTTGACATATCAGGATGATCAGTAGTGAACTTTGCGATCATATCGTTGTACGCACGATCTACCTGCTTCTGGGTGTCCTTGGCCTGCTCGGTTTTCATTCGAGTATTAACGGCTTCGTTCACCTTATGATCAAAGTAGGAATCATACGTCTTAGGATCGTACACGTCTAATTCAGGACTTGGTTCAACAGTCTCCGCCTGGGCGGGCCGTTGATCCTTCATAGTCGCAACTTCTTGTCGCAGTTCACCTAGTTCATTTGTCTGTTTGCCATATAACGATTCAAGGTTCTGGTATGAATCCTTCAGAGACTCGACCCCGGTGAATTGTTTATCACCGACCTGAATTGATTCATCCTTAACCTCGTCGTGGTCGTCCGTATCGCCTGGAGCTTCAACTTCGGGGGAACTTGCTTCCTGTGATACTTCCTGTGACTCAACGGCCTGATCAGGCTCTTCGGGAGCGGACTCCATTCCGAGCGCACTCCTCTCGTTATCATCATAGGCTTCACGGGATAGTTCCTTATCCTCGTCAATAAACTGAAAGCGATTTTCTGTTTCTTCCGCCATTTTATTTTCTCCTGCCTTATCCTCGGGGGCTGGCGCTAATAAAAAAGCCGTATCGTCGCATTGCTGCGATAACACGGCTTCCGCTTAGTTCCCCGTTGGGGGGTTAAGTCAGAGTTGCCTTAACAGGCGGGGCCAATCTCTCTTTTTTATCCAGACTGGTTATCCCACCCTGACTGAAATTTATCGTTAAAGAGCCAGTGAACCTTGCTTTCGCAAGGTCTTTAATCAGCTCCCAAATCCATCTAGTCTCAGCAGACAGCGTAATTCATCCGAGTCTTTTCAGAACCAGAATTACTCGTCCGCTTCGCACTTGCATCTTTGGGATCTTTCTTCACAGGTGGAACAGGTTTCTTGACCTTGGTAGGTCCACCCATTCCTTTGTGACGCTGATCACTAGAATCCGCATCATAAGTTGCTGGCATTGCGTTTACTCCTTAACTGATGGTCGTGTGGTGTAGTCAATTCTCACACCATACATATCTGCGTCGCCACTCATATCATCCGCCGCTGATACATCTCTCCGAACATTCAGAAATAATACATCTCCGTTTGCACAGGCATCCGCTGCTATTGAATAAGCACTGGATATTTCAAGAACATCCGCTGTACCATTCGTAGTGGTTGCTGTACCAGCAACATCTGTAACTGTTGTGCCAACATCCTCACCAGACGCTTTTGATACATAGTCTATATCAAATGTCACATCACCTGACGTGGCTGCCGCCGAATAATAGATGTACGCAGACATTGCTTCACTACAATCTATATCATCGTGAATGTAGACATTCGCGCAAGCATTTTCATCAGCACTAGTATCAAATGAGATTGCCGTTGGAATTGT